ATGATGTGCCCCACACATGCGCTCGTAGCTCAGTTGGATAGAGTACAGGTTTCCGAAGCCTGGGGTCGTGGGTTCGATCCCCGCCGAGCGCACCAATTCATTATATTAAATCAACTACTTAACTATATTTTGGCGTAGATTTGGCGTAATGCGCTTTTTATCCACAGGTTTTTGACCTAATTTTGCTTCTTATCAAAGGTCCATCTTTTACCATTGTAAGTCACGGTGCCATCTAAATTAATCGGCAATTCTTTTAATGAGTAGTCATAGATTTTAAGAACATTCCCGTTCTTATCTAAATCAGCGGGTAGATTGCAAGTATTCTCCATCCTGCCCGCTTCCGAAACCATGATCATGACTTGCGACATCACAAAGCCCTTACACAAATCGAGACATTCACATTACTATTAATAGTATGAGCTGTGCAACCTGAGAAAAGGAGGCACAGCAATGTGATGATCGATGCAACTTTGGTACGTTTACACATATAAGTTACTTCTTTAAAAAGAGTGCTCGTTCTGCTTCTCGGCGACGAACTAGGCCCTTCATAACCTTGCCACCTGCTTTGTTCCAAACTAGGAATTGATCAGCAGCACCTTGATAGTCACGTTTATTGAGTTTCTTTAATAAGGTTGAATTATTAAAAGCACCAGAGCCAATGTTGTAAGTCAGCGATACTAATGCATCAAACTGATTTTGAGTTAAAGGTACAGTTACCGATTCATTTACAGTCTTTTCAAATTTGGCTAAGTCATGCTTAAAGTAAGTCTTAGCTTGCTCAGGTGTGCAAGTATCACCTTGCTTAACCTTCACGCCATTTGGATAAACTGTAGTGCCAGTGCCAATAGTCCAGACTCCTACACCATCGTCATAAGCTTTGAATCGTGTGTCTTCAAATCCTGAAATTAGATTTACACCAACATCACTTGTAGTTTTTCCACCTGGTGCAAGTTTTTCGACCACTTTATTTAGATCGTCTACTTGCGCCTGTGTAAGCTTGCCGCCTGCAATTACTCGGGCAGCATCGAAGAATGGTTTAGTTGTCATTGGATTCACCTTTCTTTTTCTCTAACTCAGAGCTACCAAAATAAAACCCACATGCTGTTGTCATAGCCCCAGCAATAAAACCCAATGCCGTATTGATCAGATTGCTGTTTTCTCGCGGCATATCCACAAAAAATAAAGCAATCACTAAAACAAACATCAGTCCCACTAATGCGAAAGCTAGATATGCGCGAGTATTTTCACTGTTCATCTTTTTGCTTCCTCCAACCGTGATACTTTCTCTTTAATTAAAGACTGGTCTTGGCTTAATTGAATAATTGAAGATCCAACCCACGCACACAATGAAAATACGATGCCTGCAAATATTCCCAGCAATACACGCAGCACAGAAATTCCACCATCTTGCGCTGCTGTGCGGTTTTCTAAATTGGCGACTTTGATATCCAATGTATCGATATCTTTTTTGTTCTGTTCGCTAGTCTCTTTGTGCGCTTCATTAATGAAAGTCAGTCGAGTAACATGATCTGACAACATGCGAATATCACTCTGAATGGAGTCGATTTTCTTTTCAAATCTCAACCCGTATGATTCATTTTCAGTCATGCCTTCCCCCTTTCGTTTAGGCAATAAAAAAGCACCCGAATTGGGTGCTCAAAGTTCTCTTAAGGTTTAAAGGGTTTGTAAGATTTTCCCTCCGTTAATCAATTGAGTTGTAAGCGGTGCCACCCCAACAATTGCAGGTCCACCCGGCCCCGGCTGACCTTCAGTTGTGCCATGGTATTGCCAGTTCCATGTTCCATCATTGGTAGATTTGGTGCCACGTTGGCCCCAATTTCCGCCATCACCTGATAATGGAGATCCATAACGATCATTTTGGGTTCGGTAACCTTTACCGGGTACCGAAGCTTCAGCATCAGTGATTTTCATAACCAATAAATAACCCTCCAGATAGAGGCGATAATCTTGTGAGTCATTTGAAATCGGCTGTCCAGTCATGACCCGACCAAATGGTGCTCCAGCACCACCAGGAATTCCCTGAACCCCATAAGATGATCCAGTGTAAATACCACTTGGTGTTGCTCCACCACCTGAACCGCCTCGAGCTAACGTCCCTCCATCGATAATCAGGTTTAGTTTGCTGTGTCGATTCAATAAACCGGGTGCTCCCTGAAACCCATCACGCCGGGTTTTGGTAAAATTGAAGTCTGAATCTTTTTCCCAATCTCCGTAAGCTAGATGTGGCAACCCGCCATCTCCACCACGTCCAACAACAGCACCTTTAATAGTCAAATTTACCACCAGATCAGGTGGGAACTCACCAGTATCAATAGCAGGTAATTCTGATGCAGCTGGAACGATATACTCTCGTTTTGCAGGACTAGACTTATAGTTGAATTTATAGACAAATCTGGTTTCCGGTCGATAAGAACTTGAACTTGAAACCAGTGCACCTGCTTCAACTACAAAACTGATTTCGCCAGTCGTTGGTAAATCACCTCTTTGCATCTGATACAAACGTGCAAGATTAATATCAAGCTGGTCATATCGAATGTAGATTGGTGAATCATCTACTGGCACATCAATAAAGTCCTTGTCATTGAGGTAATAACGTTCATCGTAATTAATTGCAGTAATGGTATTAGAGAACTGGTCAGCTGGTTCTCTTTTTGCAACCAGATAAGGCAGTGAGCCTTTGGTATCGTCATTAACCACCGTATAGATAGTATTCACAAAATCATCAGGACTAAGCTTTAAGGCCCCGTTCGGTAAACGGCCTAAAACCACCTTGTTCTTGGCAGATCCAGCGGTAACAGGAATAAGGTCCACTGTGCCATCCCCCATTTGCAGATAGATCACATAGCTCTTGCCTGCAATGAAATCTACATCATGGCTTAAGGTGAGGATTAAACCCTCTTGCTGTACCACTTCCCCGCTTTGATGAATACCATTGCGATAATCTGCTACGGCAATACGGTCACGTAGCACAAGCAATTCAGACTCAGGCGCCGCATCAAAGGTAATGGATTTACGTTGAAACCGAAGCTTGTTCCAGATCCGGTACGCATTAAAATGAGCTTGCCACTTGTTTCGCACCCCAACGGATTTCACTTCTTTAGGGTTTTTGGCTCCTTTATCTGGTAAATAGATATTGATACGGCTATCGTCGGTCGGATCCGTGTATTCATAGATCAGTCCGTCGTAGTCATCCATCACGCCAAAGGTCAGGTCATGCTTGTAACTATCCGGAATGATATTCCTGAAGTTAAACAGCATTACAGAGTTATCGGTTGGCCGTTCAAAATAAAGCTTGAGCTTATTATTTTGACGATATGCAGTGCAAAATACGGCATCACAAAGATTGGTAACCAGCTCTTCAAAAGACAGGTTTGTATCATCAATTGTGGTACAGAACTCAGCCGCTAGCGGCGTACCAAAATAATCAACTACATCGTTATATGTGCGATAGATGTTTTCAAGATCAATCTCATCGATCGTACGGCGGCCTATCTTGTCATCCAGTGCCATTGAGACCAGTGCATCAGCAAAGCTAGACGTTGGATATAGCTCTGTTGTCATTGCCCCGTTTTTATAAGTCGGCAACATTCGCTGGAGATCAAAATTGATCTTACGGGACTTGACAGATAAAGCTCCAGTGGTTGCATAAGTACGCGCACGAAAAACCGTTTCATGCTCATACGTTGTGCTTTGCAAAGGATAAGCACCATAAAGCGCCTGCCACTTTACTTCATCTACTACCGTTGTAACCGCCGGTGTTGGTGTTAAACGACGTGCACGGACACTACAGCGACCTTGAAATGTCACCATATCCAGCGTTGCGCCAACTGTCTGACGTGACTTTGCCGAACCCTTTAGAATGATCTGCTTTAGCATTGGATTACCAATGGCTGCACCCGATTCATTTACCGGCGTTACTTCTACTTCAATCGTGACGTTTACAGCTCCCTGATTTCCACCTGAAGAAACTGTGTAAAGTCCATTGGTGGCCACAAAATTACACAGCACCCGACTTCGTTCGACATTGTCCAGAATGAATGGACCAATCCACTTTTCACCTATTGAAGTGATCTTTGGCGATAAGGCTGCTGTTTGCTGATTCGAAAGTTCCTTAAGCTTTAACCAGTTTTTGTTTACCGCAGCTGGATTGGATAAAGTCATGCGGTCGTCAGCAACCGATAGAACGCTATATGTACCGTTTAAATCATAAGTCTGGCCGTTAAAAGTAAACGAAGCATTTGTGATTTCTACCCGGTCATTACTAACAAACTTAGTGGTTAAATCCGTATTGTTTGCAGATGCACGCAAGATCTCATTTGGATATGCAAAAAGAAGATAGTTGGTACCTTCCAAGCTTTGAGTATCTGCCGGACGCAAGATCTGGCCATTCACCGAGTTTTGATGCTGAACCGTTAGTGGCGGCGTGGTAATTTCGGTACCAAGCGAGAAATATGGCTCACCCGAGACAATATCGACACCCGGTCGATAGACTTCTACCGATGCGCCGGCAATATCAACAATGTTGGTTTCACCGTCATATGCACCGTTAATTTTATAGTGACCACGACCAATACAACCAACAACATGCTCTACTTCGACATTGTTTTCATATACCTTGTAAGGCACAGTAATCAGATCAGGGGTATCGTGAGCGGCACCATAAATATCTGCGATACGACCATTTACGCGAGTTTTATTTTCACGGTTTGATAATTCGTTATTTGCAGACGAGGATTGATTGTTATTCTGGTTGGTTTGGGTAATTGATGGTACTGGCATTAATAATGCAACAGCCACACCCATAACTATAGAGGCAACCACTATCCAAGCTAGAGTTATGGGGTCCATACCCTTGGGATTCTCAATTACAATGAAAGTGCCTGGCAAGAAATCGAGCTGCTTTAATTCATATGCATTCTTCGGCGTGACTTCATTCGCAAATGAAATTTCTGCATGATCCATATTGCTTGTGGTATGAAAAATACGGACATGCTCAGGCATATGGTCATATTTTGAAGTAAGCCATTGACCCAAAGTTTCGGCGTGTTCAATTGTTTTGTCTTCGGATAAAGGGTCTTGTTTATAAATAATCTTAATCATAGAAACTCACACTATTAAATCCAAATGCTTGAACGACTTGAATTGGCATCCATGAAACGCCTGATTCCTGCAAATGCAAAATACGCCCCAAACGAAAAAGCCCCACATGTGGGGGCTTGTTTCGGTATCTAGAGTGAAAGGCGACTATGCAGCCTTCCTTAGGCATAGGCAATGGATTTAGTAACTTCAATCTTGATGGCAGAAATACCTTCTCTTTGACGGGCTTCATAAAAAACTCAAGCGCCTCTCCTCGATCAATATCATATAGATCCATTGCAGCTTCATGCGCGAAGTGAACACAGTTGTAGTATTCCTCGTCATATTGCTTATCGAGCAAATGATCGTGACTCTTCATATAGCCCCCTTCAAACCACTAAAACGATCCAGTGCAAAGATATCTCCAGTCTTCGCAGTATTTAATCGTGGTGATTCAGCCTTGAATGTCACAGCTTTATGATTCATGGCAACACTGGAGAGTTGTAGACCTAGTAGATAAAACATTGGTGTATTCAAGTTATCTGAACTATAAAGGCGGTAATTTACGGTCGGCTTTACATTAGAATATTGCCCCTCAATTACCCGTTCAAACTCATCCGGCAAAATATCACCAAGCCCAGATATTGAAACGGTCAAAGTCTGGTCCAGATCGCCCAGCATTCCGGATCTTTGAATTGTCATAGGAAGGTATTCGTAAAATACTTGCCCTGCGCCTTCATTGTGCTGAACATACACCCCGCGATCATCATTACGGACCACCCGGTAAGTATTCATAAAAGAAGGGTGTGATAGTTCAATACATTCCAATTGATAAACATCTACTTTTCGATTGAAAAAGAATTTGGCATATTCGTTATCCATTAGACCTCCCAATCTTTGATAAGTGCCTGATCAGCGATAAGGTTAGGCTGGTTTTGAACAACTTCGAGCTGTGCATTTACCCGGTAAAGGTTGCCATTCACTTCATTGGTCTTGAACGAGTTGGGAATGAAATTGCATAGATATTGCTGACGTGTTCCCTGATCAATCACCAGATCCGCATAGAATGAGGCTGGCTTATTCTGGTATACACGCCAGAAAGCCATCATTTTATTGAAATCTGTTTTACTTAAGTTCCAGTTCACATCGACAATGTGGCTATTCCGTTTTACATCGATGTAATAGCGTCCACGTCCGCCATCCATCTGCTGACGTTTCACATCATCACCTGGTGTTACGCCATAGCCGCTGGTCTGAGGATTTAGCTTTAACTTGTACATAACTTTCCTTCAGGTAATAAAAAACCACCCCGAAAGGTGGTTTTATTGATTAACGATTCCGTCTTGCTGTCGTATTCTCAGTCAAAGACCGACTAATAGTTGAGTTTGGATTACCAATTTGGTCACTTACAAGTTTCGGTACCTTTCTTGGAAGCTGCTTATCCAGTTCATCTGTAACAATGATCCGGACTGTTTGCTCATCCAGTTGTTCAGCTTCAACTGTTGCCCCACTCACCTGATTAATCACTTCAATTTTGAAATTGATTATCGGTGAAGCTGGCTCAATTGAAGGCATAATCTCAGCTTGAGGGCGTGAAGTACGTCCTAAAGTAAAATCCTGAACATCATCCAGATTTGAACGATCCTGAACTAAACCATTAGATGAGAAGTAGACCTTGCCATCATGGAATAAGTCGGAATTTGCCGAAGACGCTAACTTAGGTGTGTCTCTATTACCTTTATAGATAATCTGAGTATCTTGAACCGGTTGATTAAAGATGTCAGCTTGCTTTTGGCTTTCTATAAAGGCACTAGAGCTCATCATTGCACGGCGCATGACACTATCAGCTGAGGCATTGTTATTGAGAAAAGCTTCAGGGTTTGCACTCTTACGCATATTTTCAACTAACCCAACACCCCCCCAGCGTTTAATGTCTTCTTGGGACCATACAATTTCGCCTTTGTGGACAATGCCTGCTGGAGTGTGTTTAAGCCCATTTCCTGTATAGCCACCGTCAGAGAATCCTGCGATAGTTTGTCCAGCAATGATCCCGGCATTTGCATAACCAAGTCCAGTTATCATCGTGGCATAAGTAGTTTTTTGAGCCAATGTTAATGCGGATGGATCAGCCATCACTTGTGCAGCAGCCAAGTGAGCGGAGATAATTGCTGAAGCTATAGCAAAAGATTGTTGAGCCACAAACATTGCTTTATAAGAGCGTGAGTTTTCACCACGAGCATCCTTAACAATTTGAGTCAAATTCCCCCATGTGCTTGAAGCAGATGAAAGCATCTGACTGTATAACTGCAATTGACTGTCGTGATCTGCTTTTCTTGCATCAATCGCCTTTAGGTGGTACTCATCATCCATTTGCTGTCTGGCTTCCTTGAATACTCGCTCCGCTTCCAATCTCTCTTGATAGCTTGCTTTCTCTGACTCTAAAACAGCATTAAGATTGTCTTTTAGCTTCTGATAAGTTTGAGCGTAATCTTCATCCAATACTTGCATATTGGTTTGTTGGGGCTTGGCATAATTCATGGACTTAAGAAATTGACCAGAAGTGTCATATTTATCAGTTAAAGGGCTTCCAACACCATTGCGAATAAAATCCGCCTGAAATGCACTCATCCTCCTTCTGCGCTCTTCAAGATCAGTGATTTTCGATATTTCATCATACTCAAGAGCATATCGTTTTTTTATACGCTCCATTTCGGCCATCATGAACTGCTCAGCTTGAAACAAGCGCTGCTCTTTCGCCAATTCTGATAATGCAATTTCTTGCTTCATCTGTAACTTAAATGAATCAATCGCAATTTTGCGCTGTTCGTCTGTTAATTTCCCCTCAGCAACCAGACGTAATGAATTGGTTTCATATGTGTGCTCAAGCTTTTGTTTTTCAGTCCACTCATGGCCATTCACCTCAAAATCAAATTGTTTTTGAGCCAATTGATCTTCCGCATCAAAACGCTCTTTGATCTTTGGGATTAGGTTAGCCTGACCTGTCTGCAGTGCTAGATTAATTTCTTCATTGCGCGCCTTAGTTCGCTTCGCCTGCTCACTTTCATATTGATCTTGTAGGTTTAAACCCTGCTTGATCAACTCTAAACGCGCTTTGATTTGCTCTCCATAAGCCCTGTCACTATCACCTTCGGACAAGCCACCTTTGCCAACACCACCAGCAATGATGTCGGAATAACGGGAAACCTTGCCTACATATTCTGATACCTCCTTATTTCTTGCCTTGCTGCCAGATACCTTGCCTGTTTTTATGAACTGCTCTGCACCTGCCTCACCTGCATTATGTGAAAGTATTGCCTGAGCCAGGTTACCTGTTTTTTCATAAACCTTAGCAATATTATCAATTGCAATTTTCCCCGATTTTTCCAGATCATAACTATCTGCAACAGACATGTTATTCTGTTTACGATAGCCACTTGTTGTTTGAAAATATCCTATTGCACCAGTATGACTCTTGGCATCTCGAATACCTTTGGATTCTTGAGCCAACAAGCCTGCAATTACACTTGATGGTATTCCTTTGCTTTCTGCATACTTGCCTAAACCACTTGCTTCAATTAAAGCAGCAGAGCGTTTGGCTACCTCCAACTCAGCCTGCGTGATTTTAAGTCTCTTCTTACTCTCCTTGTTTTGCTCACGTATAGAATCAGTTCTAGCATCCGTGATGGCTTTGATTGATTCTTCTGATTTCCAAGTATCCACTAATGACTTCAACGCTTCTTGGTCTACTGCCTTAAGACCCTTAGCTACTGAATCTTTCCAAAGCTTCAGTAAATCATTAGCCTGAGATTCAGTAAAACCCTTTTTCATTACTATCTCGACAAATTGTGTATCCCACAATTTATCTGCATACAATTTCTGTAAGGACTTTTGAGCCTCATCTGCAGCCTGTTTTGTATTCTTGATAGCTTCAGCATGCTTCTGTTGCTCAATTGCTGCATTTTGGGCTTTATTACCCGTTAAGGTAACTTCAATACCAAACAATTTAATGGCTGTTTTGGTCTTATCAGCCTTATCATAAGCTTCATTATATTTGTCGATTTGCTCCTGTAATGCATCTCTTAGGCTTGGGGGTAACTTCTGTTTAGCAAGTTGCTCCATAGCCTCCTTGTAGCTAATTGTGCCCAATCGAGCTTCATTAGAAATCCTTGTAAGTTCAACATTACCTTTACCGAAGTTTTGAATATCAATTAAAGCTGAACCAACAGCCATTTCTGTTTTTTTCAACTCCTCATTTTGAGCTTTAAAGGCCGTTGTTAAGTCGTTAATAGCTTTGGTTTTTGCCTCACCTTTTAAGCCTTTTAATTCTTCAGCTGTACGGTTAGCCACTTCGGCTTGTTCAGCAAGTGTTCTATTCGCTTCTTCTGCCTTACCTTTAAAATAAGTATATGTTGCTGCTAGAGCGGATACACCTAAGGTAATTGCTCCAATTGGACCACCGATCAGTCCTAATGCTCGGCTACCAATACTACCAACTAAAGAGGAAGCTGCTGAGAGCCGTGTTTGTGCAGCAGTTTGTACATTTGTAGCAGCAGTTACTGCGGCTTGTGCCTGTGCATACCGAGTCGCCGCTGCAGTAGCACCAAATTTAGCTTGGGTTTCTGCATTTGTAGCTCGTACATTTGCTAGATGAGCTTTAGCTGCATTCAAAGTAGCGGTAGCTTCTGCATATTCTGCTTGAGCATTTAATACAGAGGCTTGACGGCTTGCTAATGTTGATGCCATTCCCTCTTTAACCGCTGCGCTCTTCATCAAAATTGCACGAGTGATATAACCAATACCAACCACCAATGCTCCATCTGCAATTAAATCTAAATTACTTGCAAGAGTTTGAACGGATCCAGCTAATACCTGTGCGGCACCACTGCCTTTGCCAGCCTCACCCACAAATTTAGTGATTTCGTTATTTAAAAGTGTGAGTGATTGACCAATGGTTATATCTGTTTTTGCGAATAATGCATCGACATCATCTTGTACATTTTTAAGAGCCTTAACAATTTCTTGTGAAGTAATCTTTCCTTCTGCAGCTACTGAACGTAATTGCCCAACAGTAATACCCATGCCCTGAGCAATAGCTTTTGCTAAAGCTGGGGTTTGCTCCATTACCGAGTTAAGCTCTTCACCGCGCAAAGTACCACTGGCAAGCGCTTGCCCGAACTGTACCAATGCTGCATCAGCTGCCTCTGCACTTGCACCACTAATCGCCACTGCTTTTGACACTGTTTCAGTCAAACGCGCTGTGTCATCCATTGTAAGATTCAGCGTTTTAGCATTATCACTAAAGCGTTGGTAAACCTGTAAAACAGAATCCCAAGCTGAATATGTTTTTTGTGCGATCTGGAACGTATCTTCAGTTGCTTTATTTAGTTCAGCTTGATTATTAGTGACTAATTTAAGACGGTTCTGAAGACCTGTATAAGTATCCATATTATTTATGGCTGCATTAATCGTTACCAATCCAGCCATATATCCTGCTAATGACTTAATAGCAGTACTGTAAGAACGAGCAGATTTTTCCTGTTTATCTAGTTCTTGTGTTGTCGTTTTTATTTCTTGCCCATATTTTTGAGCTTGTTGTGTAGCTTGTTTAGTAGCCTCAGCAGTTTTATTTACTACATAAGATGAATTATTAACTGTAGTATTAAAATTTTGAACAATATTATTTGTGACCTTAATTTGCTTGCCTAGCTCTTCAGAGGTACGGGTAGCTGAATCGCCTTTTTCAGTAATCTTAGACATTTCTGCAGCTAAGGCTTTAGCATTGCGTTCAGCATTTTGCGAATCAATAACAATGACCAAACGGGATTCTTGTGCCATCTTTACTTTCCTCTAGGCAATAAATACTCGCGAAAACGAGCTATAAAAATTGGACAAAAAAACCGACCTCATTTAGGGTCGGTTTATGCTTTAATTGCTGCGATGATTTCTGGTAATTTCCAGATTAGAATTGGTATAGAAAACAATATTAAAAAGGCTAGTATTGTTTGCCACAACCCATATTTTTCAATAGACACTTTCATAAGCTCCACTATTGGTTTAAAATGCTCCATATAGAATTATTTTTCCTCTTGCTTTCGTCGGTTGGTGGAAATGCAAAAACCCCGATGCATCAACATTGGGGTTTTTCTTTGGGCAATAAAAAAACCCGCTTGCGCGGGTTTCATTTCTTTTACTTACTTCAAAGCTTTACTTAACAGTATTTACTTGATCTTTAAAGCGTTTTAATGCGTGGTAAGCCTTACTATCCTTAGAACCATCAATAATCGGATTTTCGATTAGTCCCTTGCTAGTATTAACTCGAATCCAAGCTCTTTTTGAATTAAGAATTTTATCCACTACGGTTAAATCAGTAACAAATACTTTGCTAGACTCCAATAAAGTACCAGTTGAAAAATCCGTTAAAGTGTTTTCTCTTAATTTGATTATTTCTCCATCAATATTCAAATCAACAGAGTTTATAGAAACGATTGAATTTATAACTGATATCTTTAACCCTACAAGATTCGGGTTATTGCTTAACCAAATCGCGCCTATTAAAGGACAAACCATTTGATCACATGCAACACTATGCCCATCAATAAAAACTCTTTTTGATCCATCAAATCCACTTGTAGTTACTTTAGGTGCCAACCCAGATGTTGTAGCGCACCCCACTAATCCAAGACTTAATAGACCCGCAGCCAATAATTTTTTCATGAATTTTCACCATTTGTTATAAATTGTTTTAACTTTAACAAACTGGTTACTAAATGTCACATAAAGGAAAACCACCCGAAGGTGGTCTTTTAAATCAGGCTATGCATGTAAAAGTTTTTCAGCACCAGCAGCCAAGAAAGCCGATCGAGTAGTATATCTCTTACCTTTACCTACATTCTCATCAATTTTACGAATCAAACGGCTTGGTAAAGTAACATTGATTTTTTCTGGTTTACCCAGATAACGACTAACATCAACTTCGGTAACCGCCCAGATCATTCCTTTATATTCAGGATCATCGACAAATTTAACTAGTTCGGAAGCTAATGGGATTTCCTCACCATCTTCAGCCAATATTTCTAAATGGCCTGAAATAGCTTCTTTAACATTCTCAATAGCTTCTTCAAGTGTGTCACCAGCACTAAAACAACCTGGAATATCAGGAACAGTGACACCAAATGCCTCAGTATCTGATCCTCGTTCAATTGCAATTGGATATAACATCTCAACACTCCATGCCCTTGGCATAAACATATCGCCCACTGCGTTATGATTAGTTGTAAGGGATATAGTATTTAAAGTCGGGAAACAGCGGGTCAATTTAGACCCGCTTGTTTCAAAATGCTTTTAACAGTTCCGTTTGGTAAATCCTTTTTAGGATGTGGGATTGTAACTAACCCCTTTTTGGTTGGGTGTTTAAAGTGATGATGACTTCCTGAAACCCTAACCTCATACCAACCATCTGCTTCAATCATTTTGATTAAATCCAGACTTTTCACACCAATCCCTTATTAACTTGATGAGATAATAATAACCCTAGAGTTATTATATGTAAATAACTCTAGGGTTACTTTTTTGAGGACTTGGAATTTATTTTTTTATGGGCTTCATCTAAAAACAAATTATCCAACGCAAAAATACAGTCATTAAAAATATGAGCAGCTACTGGTAAATCATTATGCTCTGCATAGACATTGATTGCCTGCTGATCTAAAGATAACGGGATGCCCTGCTCATACCGTCTGGATCTGCAAATAGTGCTAAATGCCGAAAGAATAGATTCAGCTGCATAAGAATATTCTGGTGGATCCGGAATACGGCCGCCTAAGAACTTGATTTGTTCGATTTCGTGCGGCGTTTTTGACGCATAGGTCTTTTGGTATTTGTAGAGCTCGATGACTTTCCCAGAATTAAAGCCTTGTCCTTGTCGGCTTCTTCCTGAATCTTCTGAGCCTGTTCTTTAATGAATAACCAGATTGAAATACCAATATCACCAAGATTAAGAAGCTTTGAGGCATTCTCAGGGGTATATGGCTTTTCAGACTCAACAGTTTTACCGTCTACGATTTCGGTAAATACCACACCTTTCCAGTCTTCGATTAAGTGGGCGGCGCAAGCATCCATTAACAATTCATGGTAAAGCTTGGCATTTTCATCTTTGACCATCACATCATAGCCTTTAGACGAGATCTGATTTCCTGCTCGTTCAATAGCTACCTGAAAAGGCTTATAAGCGATACCACGGACTTTGAACTCTGCCTGTACCTCTCCATCAACCCCTTTGTATTCACACCATTTTGATACATCCGAGCTTTTAATAATTCCGACTTTTAAAGCCATAGCAACCTCTAATTTTTAGAAATAAAAAAGCCCATGGGATTCCATAGGCTTTGTTACTGAATAAGTTGATTACACAAGAGCACGTACAATTGTTGGCGCTGTGCGAACTTGGGCAAAGTTGATGTCTACAGTAATGATGTCGTCGCCACCACCATCTGGGTGGTTAGCCTCCATCACCTCTAATTGAGGGAAATTGAACGAGTATTTACTACCTTTACTATCTTTAATATCAAAGGTCAGTGTAAATACATCACGTGTTTTAATGGCATCAATCCACCCTGCAGAAGTTGACGAGAACATGAAAGAAGCATTCGCTTCAATATCCATCATCTTTTCAATGTAGAACTCTGGTGTGTACTTACCCGAACCGATACAACGGATTGCTTCAAGGTTATTGTTAATAGAAATGGTCAAAGACTGTAGACATGCTTTGCCTTGAATTGACTGGCCGTTTACAAGCAAGTTTTCCACGTTCGGCATACTCACCAGCGGACGAGTTGAGGCTGCCACCGGATTCACTACAGGGTTAGTTTGCTGACGAGTAAACGAGCTACCTACAAGACCAAAGTTACCAGTAATTTTTCCAGTGGTCTGGATAGTAATTTCACCAGAATTAACCTGTACTCCACGATAAATAAAGACTTGGCCAACATCTTCGAAAACTTTAACCAGCGTTAATGACTTACGTACCGTACCACCAAAACTTAAAGCGTTACCCGCCCAATTATTGAAGGCTAAAGCACTTAGGAATAGATCAAATGTTCCAAGTGATAATTCAAACTCTAACTGACCTGCTACTTCTGCTTCAGTAACTACCCCACCTTGGCGAAAACGTGAATCAACCACTTCACTGCTTTCTTCAGTAGAAACATTTTCAGATAAACCATCACTTACACGGCGAACTGTGTACCAGATCGGGTTTGCTGGAGTTGTTCCTAAAACTGCTTCTTCACAAGCATATAATCGAATTTTTGCGCCTGAACTCATTTATGGTTCTCCAAAATTTAGGCAATAAAAAACCCGCTGTTTAAGCGGGTTATTAAAGTGTTTCGTCTGTGTCTGAGATTTCTGGCGGTTCCACGCCATTCATGGCTGCAGCAACTGCCTGAGATAAGTTAGTAGGCTGGAAATCCACTGGTGTTTCACTCAAAAGCTCTTCAGGCTCTGGTTCAGGTTCTTCATGCAGACGAATATCAATCCAGCGGCCTTCTGGAATATCAAGTGGATTTTCGAGATCAGCTACAATGGCTGCCTTTTCCACATCAAACTTACGTTTATAAGTTTTAATTGAAAGATCACCATTTTCTAAGGTTGAATATTCAACTGCTACTACCGTATTACCGTTGGCATCCTTAGGTACTTCAATGTACCAGCCTTCCTGAGCAAAACCCAATGAGCCTTTCACTAAGTAATCACCAGTACCCAACTTATCGAAAGTGATTGGTTGCTTAGCTGCATCGTTATTTAGCTCAATATGACTTTGGAAAAGCTTAACGACTGGCGAAGCGGCTTTAATAAAACCTGAACCATCCACGGTTGTATTGTGTTCTCCACGCAAGGCGTACCATGGGGTGTAAGTATCCTGATATGATTTTCGTCTAAAGCCTATATATGTTGCTGAAGTTGCAATACTTAAATTAGCAGCATGTTCGCTTGCACTACCCGCATTCAGCCCAAGAATATACTGGGCCTGTGCCACAGGATAATCACCTGCAGCTGCCGCACCTGCACTAGTGCCTTGTAATCCAATAAATGAACCACCTGCATCAAAACCGGATAATGCTGTTGACCCCAAGTTTTTATTTGCAGCAAAACCATTATTCACGATTCGCTGAAACTCTGTTGAGCTGGCATCCAGTAATCGCTTCCATGGCGTCCAGTTGGTTAAATCTGAGGTAGAGCGAAACCAGATCCGGCTTCTTGATGCGGAAATATACACCTGATTACGGTAACTATTAGAGCCAGCAACGTTCAATACTAACAATGACCCTACAACACCAGCCTCTGGAAAGTTTAAAGCAAGAGTTGCACTGGCAAATGTATCATTGCCATAGAACCCCACGGTGGTCATATTATTCAGATCACTTCCATTAACATCTGTGTTTCTTAATGGTTTCCCTAAACCAAAATCACCAACCCGAAGCACTCTCCCAATCGTATCATCTGAAACTGAAGTAGTAAGATTTGCTGCAGCTGCTGTACCAGCACCTTGGACCTGTGAAAGTTGTGGGTTTAAGTTTGGGATGCCAGATGCAAATGGCAACATGAACTGTCGCTTGCCTTGTGAGGCGTTATAAGGGAATGGCCGATGGTCCCAATTAAATTTAAATACAAGATTTGCCATTATGCTGTTACTCCGTCAATCACTTGGAAAGTCAAAGTTTCGGTGTGTTGAGTGTTGCCGCTTACTACCGCTTTAATATCCATTTGGCACAAACCAACGGGCCAAGCAGCTGTGCTTGCTCCAGATTTCACATTAAGCCAACCCTTTTGTGTGCTCTGGCTTAATGCTGCACAAGTCAATGTAGCTACCACTGCTCCATCCGCCAACGATTTAACTTGCGATGTGAATGTGTAGCCTGTTAGATCAATTGCACGGCGAACATCATCGGGTGGATATTGTAAGGTTTCATCCATGTCCACTAGCTGAAGATTTAAGTTGAAAGTGTCACCACGCTTAAAAACAAAATTGCTCATAAGTGATTCCTATAGACATAAAAAAAACCACCGATGAGGTGGTACATAAATTATTTAGGCAATAAAAAACCGCCTTTCGGCGGTTTAGCTTTATATGGTTGGTATCAGTTAATTCAGGTGTTTTTGTTGCAATTCTAAGAACTCTTTTTCATTAAGTTTCTTTCCACATTTCGAACACAACCAAACAGGCGGCCCACCCAAACTTTCAATCTTTAAGTACTCAACTTCATCATGACTACATTTGCCATCTTCCATAACATCAATAGAAACGCTATGACCTTCAGTAGTTTCAAATATTCTTGTGATCATTGGATTTCCTTTTTCTTTGACATTAAAAAGCCCTCGAATTGAGGGCGTTGTTTGGTTGTGTTCTCAGGCATTTATGGGCTTACCTTGAATACCTTTGCAAAGTTTCAAAATGCTTTCTGCATGAAGGGTTATATGTTTGTGTTCTGGCCTAGTTCGCTCAATATCGATACCAATTAGAATTGCAGCCTGAATGTTTTTCTGCCAATTACCCGTATCCATAACAGGCTCAATTGAGCAAAAAATGTAGCTATCATCACCAATATTAATATCGGCATAACCATCTTCTTCTGTGCTTGGTCTGCACTCCACCACAATGTAAGCAGGAACATTATTTGTCATTATCTTTATCCTCATCAAAATCTAAGGATGGTTGCGCTTCCTTAATCAGATCATCCAATTCTTTAAGCATAGCTGGCTTTGTTTGCTTACCATGGATTGATAGAAAGCTTGCTGCGCCTGACAGAGATTGGGTAATCAGCTCAAGTTGTGCTGAAAGCTTGCCAATGCGTACCTGTAGCCCATCTTTGAGTTGACGAGCCAATTCCTCTTGCTCGATGTAGTATTTGCGGATCTCATGACCTTTTTTATTGCGCTCCATCATCCCAAGGTGTTTGGTCATATCCACCGAGATGATGTACTCAATTAGGTTTTGTCCTGTTTTTGAAAGCTCCTCTTTTTTGAGGAGCTTAATAAAATCAAAATTCTCTTCAAAGCCACATTGTTTAATGCGTCGCTTAATCCAATCCGAAAAGTCCGTCTTAACCTCTAACATTTTATGTAGGTCACGCGCATTCACGCCGAGTTGGACTTTTCCATTTAATTCAACTTCGATAAATGGAGTTTGATTTTCAATTTTCACAATTGCATTCATATCGTTTACCTCGTTACCAAATAAAAAAGCCACACAGACATGCGGTAACGAGACATATCTGTATGGCAAAACGGTTAACCCAAGTTTGGATTTATCTTTAAAATTAGATATTTGAAGAAAATAAACTGGCAGGCACACTGAACATGAAAAGTGTGCTTTTCGGGGATCAACCTAGCCAGTGTTCGCCTGAATTTCAGGCATAAAAAAACCTGCCGCTAAGGACAGGTTCGTTTAAAAGTTAAATTCGTTAATTGACGCGATAATTTATTGAAATGTTGCACTGAATGAAGTCACCATTATTGCCGAGGTTTTGCACTTGACCTTGGAGTATCTCTAGTTGGCCAGTTGTGTAATATTCGAAATGAGCTAACCAAGCATCTGCAAGTTTTGTTATATCAGCCTCATTAGTTTGAGGTCTTGCAAGGCAATTAATTGAAATAACCCCTGTTCTTCTGGTGCAAGGAGTATCACCTACACCAGCAATGATAGAACTGCCCCATAGAATATTTAAGTCACACCAAAGTCCATCTACAGGAATACTAATCAATGGGCCATTAGGGTATTGAATACGATTTTGCTCAATTCCAGTAAAGGCCATTGCTCTAGTAATAATGGCTTGTCGTGCTTGATCTAAAGTCATTGCCATTTTAACCACCGTATTTCTGAGCAATATAGTTAAAGGTTAAGCCGTAAACACCTTGTGGCGCTTGTCTTGAATAGCCACCTGTAGTTTTTGGTGTCTCTGGTTTGTCAGTGAAGTCGCCATATTCGATTTTGGTTGCATAAGGCGCATTCGTTTGGATGTAGACAGTTGAGTAAGGAACAAGGCGAGATAAGACGCTTGTGCCTTTGCTAATGGTTGAGCCACCGCCTTTATCTTTCTCTGCTTCATTAAATGATTGGTCAGTCTGGTTTATGCTGACTCTGTGTGATGCCCTAAATGCCCCTGTATCAACTGGACTTTGGAGAACAACACCTTGTAATGCATCAATCACAATATCTTTTTGCTTTTTGGTTAGATCGGCTTCAATAATTTTAGTGAAGTCACTCGGTTTGCTTGTCCAGCCCATTAAAAGTCACCTCAACTTTACCAAACAGTATCTCAAATACTGGTTCATTCCCTACTGTAAACACTCGACCGTCAATGGTGGTTTTATGTCGAATAAGATAGCCTTTGTTAGTATCTGCAAAGAGTACATACTTACATTCTTCGCCATCTAACAGCACCTTCTTTGGGCCATTAGTGGATTTGCGAACCTCAGCGTGATAAACGCCCTCTTGGTTTACAGCCTGACTTATTAAGTTCCCATCATCTAAGTTAATCATTAGACTTTCCTCAATTGTGCAACCCATGTCGCATCTGCCGCATCTTTTCCATAACTCACAACTCGATAATTGCCACCTTCAATCACCCAAATATCATTAACATCTGGCTTAACTAAAGTTCCTGCTGAATCCTTCACTTCATTTTGCAGTAGCACGGCTTTAGAGTCTGTTGCTCGGTAATCTATAGGCTTGACCAAATCTTTTGCCCAGCTTCCAAATAGGACGCCTCTGCCGCTATACACATATTCGGTGTAAGTATCCTCACCAGTAGCAGGATTGGAGCTGACTAATTGTTTGCGAGTACAGGTAAAGGAATCAACCGCGTCTGCCAGTTCATCTTCAGCATCAAAGGCAGCCCCAAGCTCTTGCTGAATCTCATCACGCATTCCCATGACTTACTCCGTAATGACATAAGTGTTGATGTGATACTTCTCACTAAAGAATGGCTCTAGAAGATCAAGGATGAATTGCATATCACCACTGACTGACTCTTCTTTTCCAGCAACATAAGTCTTACTTACAGATGTTCCTGATTGCGCGGAAACGGTCTTAGATGCAACCACACCTTCTTTAGTGGTATATAGCTGCCCTGCTGCTGCAAGTTTAGCAAGATAAGCACCAGCTATAAGTATTGCATCTGGCACTTCGCCTTCTGGATAATCTGGTAAATTTCTAGCATTAAGCCACGCATTAGCCTGCACTACAGCTTTAACCGGATCACCAGTTCCCCACCAGTCAGGCCCTAGCTTTTGAGTCACACTTTCGACTGCTACATAATTCATAGCTTAATCCTAAAAATCTAATTAAGAAGGACGGCCCGAAAGCCGCCCTGCTTCACTTAACCGCCATTAGCTGGAGCTTCTGGCACTGGAACAGCCACTTGGGGATCTGTAATGCCATAGTCACCCGCTGTTTTGGCAGGGTCAAACATAGTGCCTGCTGCTAATGTGTCAGTCGCATCATCAGCATATCGGCGGTCAGTTGGGTATTGGTATTTGTAGTCTGGTTGCTTCTCAGCCATGACTGCTCTCCTTAAAGGTTAGTAATTAGGAAGCGGATTGAGGTGTCTTCTGGTTTGGTTACAAGTTCCCAGTTAGCTGCCTTCTGCAAATCAGCCCAAGAAGCGCTTAAAGACTCACGCTCTGTACCACCAGTTAAAGTGTCTTTAGGTGCAATGAAGCTAAAACCTTGCGGATGGATCAACATGTTGCGACGCGTCCAAAGGATTTCATGACCAGCACCATTACCAGTTGATTGTGTTTCTTCAACCTTCAAATCTTTTGGACCGGGAACAGAGTCATATGCAAATGCGCGTGGACCTGCAAGAATCGTGATGAACTTAGCGTTTGCGCCTGTGCCAATTTGCGTATTGGTATCTGTTTCAATGACTGCGCGCCCGTTGTAAACGGTGATTGGTGGCAAGTTATCACTTGTGGTCACTTGTTCAAGTAATTGCTGTTTACGCATCTTTGCAGCAATACGTGAATGCACGAACATCACACCACGTCCACGTAATGAAGCATTCATTGTGCTTTCCGCATCAATGTAGGCATCTACTGACCAACGTGAAGCATCTGTTGCTGTTGAAGCAGAGATGTCAGTAGTGAATCGCTTGCCGTTCGCCTGGTCATAATTACGCAAGCCAATTACTGTTGCTAGAGCACGGTTTTCGGCAGCTTGTTGCCAATACTTATTCAGCATTCCACCAATAAGCTCAAGTGAATTGACCTTCGATAAATACTGCCCAAGAACAGACTCAAGAAAGCCTTCGTTCATATAAGCAACGCGGCCTTGCATTTCACCTGCATCAATCGTGCGAGGCATTGCGATATCAGTCAAAATGGTGTTGCCATAGTTCTGTTCAACATTGCCGTCTACACCGTTGATGTATGGAACAACAAAAGTTGAAGAACCGCTTGTAAGCAAAGGACGCAAAGATTCATCAGATACAAATGCACCTGATTGCACAAGTGGCGAAACTGCCACAGGATTTGGACGCAGGTAAGATAAAACTACGTCACGGTTAAATACTTCTACTAAAGAAGGCATGGAGTTACTCCCAATAGTTAATTATTAAAGTCACCATTCGCTACTGCTGCTTGGAACCCTTGAGGATCATTCTTTTGGAATTCCAATCGCTCTTGCGTGGTCATTTCACTTGGTTTCTTGGCAGCTCCACCACCTGAACCACCGCCAGGAGCCCCACTTCCTGACGCACTTGAAGCAACAATTAATGGCTTAAATGCCACGTTGCTGCGAAACTCTTTTTTGAGGTCATCAATACTTAAAGCACTAGGTTTGCCCTGCGAATCTAGTACACGTACTTTGACCTCACCGTTTTCATCAGTTTCAACTTGAAGACGGTTTGTAATATGTGGAAGCAAAACTGCCTCCGAGCCTTTGATTGAAAGCTCACTTGCTAATGCTTGTGCTGTTTGCCCGACAGTTAATTTGTAGACTTGGTCTTGCAATGCTTTGGTAGCTTCTGCATGTTTTGCTTCTGCTTGCTCAAGCTTGGCTTTCCAAGATGCTTCAATTGCAGCAACGTCACCTTTTTTACGGGCTGCTTCTTCGGCTTCGCGTTGAGCTTTCTCTTCGGCTTCGCGTTGTTTTTCCTGAGCAGTTTTCTTTTCATTCAGAAGCTGATTAACTTTGTTTTTAAGGCCATCAAGTTCTGAATTATCTTGCTGTGGCAGACCTTCAATTTTTAAATAAAATGCACCGTCTTTTTCTTCGTAAAGTGCTTTCATTTCATCAGATAAGCCCTCTAGGCTATCGAGTTTGTATTTCATGTTTTGCTCCCTGAGCGGTTTTGCAGTCACAAACTGCGGGCAATAAAAAAGCACCCGAAGGTGCTATGGTTTGAATCATTTACTTTCTTGGAATGGTCCAAGACCAGAGGATTAGGTCATTAATGATTTGCTGTTCAGATGTGATCATAGGAAAACCTTTTTATCTGCACACCATAAAAATAAGATGGCTGCAATTAATGCCAAGTCAACAATTGCTAAGGCAAAAGCTCCTATGCCGTCAGCCTTTCCATAAACAAGTGCAACAAAGAGGAGAACACAAAAGAAATAAATCATAATCCCAACCTCTTAAACATTTCTTCATCTAGCTTTTTTAGTTCAGCAAGTGTGAATGGCTGACCTGTTAAAGGATCTACAAACTTATCAAGAGAATATTTGCCCTCTTTGAATAGTTTGTATCTTGTCGGCCCAAGCCAAGACTTTTGAAAAGCTGCATCTTGTTTATCAAACCAACCTTTGAAAGTTGTATTTGAATCCACAACGCCTATTTCACCCTCACCATTCACTTTATTGTTAAATGGACGCATCCCAATTGTTTTTCCTGAATCATCCGAAACCGGAATTAGGATCGATCTACAGTTGGGGTGAAGTGGTGGCACAGGATGAGGTTCATCTTTCTTATAAACCTTGTCAGAGTAACCCATACAGATTTTAGAAGTACGGCTATCCAGTGTTGCGATGAACTTTACATACTCAACACCAATGGTCTGATACGTTTCATTCAAAGCCACATTTGACACATGACTTCTAGCAGTACGAACCATAGTTGAAATCTGGTTTCTACTTTGATCAAGTAAGCCATCTTGGTAATTGAGAGCTTTCTTACCCTTAATTCGCTGAACAATTTGTTGATTAGTCTGGCCTTGAGATAAGCCGTCTCGAATAGTTTGCTCTACCCGAACTTTTGCATCGTCTGCGATCTTCTCGAATAGGTAATCAAGCAAAATACCGCCACTCAAAGGCGTTTTCTTTGCCTTGTTGAATAGCGTCTTTCCATTTGGTTCTATTTTGCGATTAGCGAGGGTTTTAGCCTGATATGTAGCTTCATACACCGCTAATGCAGTAGCGCTTACAGTGAAGCTCTCAAGCAATCCTGAAGAAACACTTGCCTGCCAAGTCTGAACCAATGTTCTAACTTCTTTCAAAGCAGGTGTTGTGTATTGCCCTGCCATCAATGCAGTCTTTTCAGCATCACTCAATTCATCTAATAAATCTCTTAACTTTGAAAGCATCTCACTAGAGAGTGAATCAAACTGTGTTAAGAGATTATTAATTTCAGTTGAAGACAACCGGTAGAGATAAGCCTGATGTGATACCAGGGCATCAAGTAGAGCTTGTTGTGACAACTGGACGTTCATTTGTCACTCCTGCGATTTAAACCACCATAGGCCTATTAATTGACTCGCTTTCGATACGTGTTTGCTCATCTTCAAAGCTAATTTCTGGCACTTTCCCAGTTGTAAGCAACTCATGGAATGTTTCCATACTCATTCGATTAGCAAGTACCATTTCCCAATAGAATTTAAGCGTATCAAGGTCAATCTTGCCTTTGGCGAAGTCTTGCTTAATGGTGAGTTTCGCCTTAGATCCACTTCCGTAGTATGCCGCACACCATTTAAGCGCATATTCCATCGCCTCATTGGTATTTGCTACACACAAAGAAAGGACACTGTACTGGGCAAGCTTTTCATTATTTGATTGGGTAGCAGTCTTATTGACTTGTTCAGTCTCAAGGATCTTCGCCCCCATCGCCTGCATGTACTTTTCTTTAGCATCCATAGCCTGTTTTGCTAAGGTGCTTTCAGTGACTTGCTTGTAGTCAAATGATGAGCCTTTCGGAAGCATTAAAGGATTCTTAGAACCTAAGCGAACACCATTTTTCTGCAACCAGTCGCGCCAACCTTCATCAAGTTCATTAATAACTGGTTGGGCTTGACCACAAATGAAAACCATCTCTTCATAGCTTGCGCTGTTTTGATAATGGGCCAAGTTCATAGTGACAATTGGTTCTAATGGGATCGGGTCAATATTCCAATCATTAGCCAAAGACCCCAAAGGAATAAAAGGAATTTCATTCCATCTTTGGCCTAATGAATTCGTTGGATAGAAGGCATCCCCACCTTTTAACTCACCTGATTGATCAGTATAAATCTGTACATAGTATTCATTCTTTTCATCAAGACGGAGCACACGATAAGTATTGATATCCTTTTTAGAGAACTCGTCCTCTGGATCCTTTTCCGTAGACTTCTCATGCAAGACAATGAGTTCAGGCTTATAGACCGAACCAACTCGCTTTAAACTCCAGTTGATAATACTCAAGGATTCGTAGAAAACTATTGTTGGTCGAATACCTAAGCTCTCTGCCTGCTGTACAGACACATTTCCATTAGTAGTTGGATAATCAACAAATAAACCACCACGTGCATGCTTTAGAAGACCTTGAACAGAAGATTGAGCAACTTGATAAATTGACTTACCTGTACCATCAGCATCGTATTTAAGAAAATCCATTCCATCCGGTTCGAACGTTGGGTCCTCAGCAAATACCACGCCCACCATCTTGTTTAATGTGTCTTTAGAAATCTCATAAAACACAGCACGGGTTAAGTAAGCCAAATAATATTGATCATTCTGCGTTAAATCAGACGATACATTGGGTTTAGGTAAATAAAGTTCCCCACGGTCTTTAACTTTGGTGGAACCATCACAGACATCGTCGATAGTTTTCCAACGCTTTTTCATGTCTGCATAAGCTTGATGTTCAGTATTAACTGGCATTAGTAAACCATTCCTATATCTAGTGATCTTGCAGGACGAATAATCGGGAAGCGTTTAGCAAGAGGATATCCGCCAGCATCTCCCACATGGTCCAAGCCTGATTTCTTATCTGGCATTCCAAAATCGTCATAAACTTGCTGCTCAAAAGTTTCTGTGAGTCTTGGACATTTATTTGTATTGACTAAGAGTGTTCGCTCACCATTGCCATTTAAGATCAAAGCATTTACTGCATTAATTCGGTCTTTAATGTTCGGGTTTGTTGAATTTACTTCGACCCTTAAACCCTTCTGTCTCAAGATTGCATGATCAGATTCGCTACTCTTTTTCGATGAAGTAGCTTGGCCTGCCGCATCTGGGATAATTGTCATCTCATGGTTTGGGAACTTTTCAATCAAAAGATCAGCCATAGTTGGCGTATCACGAACGCCTACCAGCTCATCTAAGGCTCTTGGCTTGCCATCTCGAATGACATAAACAACAGCTGCCATTTTCAAGACGTTAAAGTCCATACCAATGAGCAAAGCCTCATTAGGTCTAATTTCTTCATCTGTATGGTTTAAGGTCCGGTCGAAGTCTGGATAAACTGCTCCGCTCGTTAAATTAACAAACTGCCCTTTTAAGTAGGCTGAAATCAATTGAGGTGGGTAAGACTCAAACAATGATGCAATGTAGTCATCAGGAAGATTGGCTTCATTGTCATAAGTAGATGCCTGAATCATTCCATATAGAGCACGTTTAGCATCACTTAGGTTTGCTTCCTTAACAAACTGTTCATGAGTGAACTTAAAGCCCTCTGGCGTTGTTGCAACATCAATACCGTTCAACAAACCAGCTTGTTTATATCGCATACGAGCAATGATCTTGCGCCAAGCTTGTTGAGCCTTGACCTTTGTCATCACATCAAGCTCATCAATCAGAGCATGACCAATCTTAAAACCTACAATAGTGTTGGGCTTTTCCATTGAACGGCAGATAATTGTGCTTCGATACTGACGTCCATAATAAAGATCAACTTCTTTGTTAGATTCATAGATCTTTGTCTTCAATCCCCAATCGAAAGCTACTTCATCAATCGTAGGGAAAAAGATATCTCGTATCTGCGGATAGGTTGGAGCAAAGTAACCCAACGGCACTTTAGGGAAAGACCAAGATTTATCACAAAGACTTGAACAACCTACCCAAGTTTTACCGGAACCAAACCCTGCAACAAAAGCTCTAAACTTATTTGGCAATTGGAGAAAGTTAGCCTGAGGCACATTCAGTGTTGGATTGATGTTCGGCATCTTTTTTACTCGCATCTACAACATGAATAGTCACCTGCACTGGGGTTACATCTTCATCTTCTTCTGGATTAAGTTCTTTTTCGAGTTTCGCTATTTCAAGCTCTTGTTTCTTCACTTGAAGTTCGCTTATCTTATCCAACCCTAGTAGCTTAGCTTTGCCCATTGTTGCTGCAACTGCCGCAGAAACTTGAACTCGCTCTCCTTCAAATGCGGCTTTACGTGCTTCTTCTAATTCTTGAAGCAAGTCGTCTACAGTCAAATTATGGCGGGTTTGATGTTCCTTTCTAATTAGCTCAAGCCTTGTGGTAATCTTGGGGTTCTCAAGTAATCTTTTAGCCTCACGGTTGACCGTGTTTTCATTCATTGAATCCGCATCGTAGGCTTGTCGATACGCCTCCGAAGCGTTCCCCAATTCGATAAACAATTGGCAAAAGTTCTCTTGCTTCGGAGTTAGTTTTAACTCCGCCATAAATCTCACCCATTAAAAAACCGCCACTTGGGCGGTCATAACTACTTCACAATTTCCAACTTTTCCAAGAACCGATCTAGCTCTTCCTCAGAATTAAACTCTAGATCTAGGATGTCATTGGAGGTTAAAGTTAAAACTAACTTATAAAAATCTCTATGAGCAAATTTATTGTTTTCTGATGTAGCCTTTTTCACTTTTACCACATGGTTTAAGTTAATGTATTCGGATTTATGCTGCACAAACATTGCTTTTCCTTATATTTAATGATTAAAGAAAAAACAATGTATCTTAGCTGCTTAACTATTCCAACACATACTTAAGGTCATCAGGCGTTTCCAAATAACACCCGTTTTTATTGCAGAATGCGTGAATGTCGTTTAGGTATTCTGTGAATTGAGCTGTACTTGCGTCTGTAGTGCTCATTAACTCACAAAGTCCATCAGCTACTTGTTGATAGGCTGGATGCTTACAATCCTTCAATTCTCTAACAGCCTTGAATGTTTTCTTGTATTGCCCAACATCATCACGGTCATAGATTTTGGATAAGAAGTTCTTCTTAAAGAACAGATGCTCATAATCTTTATCTGTACCTTGACGTTTAGCCCATTGATTAAGCCACATCCAGTACAAACGGTTTTGAGCTTTTGTCCGGTCTTTCTCTTGTGGTGCAATTAAAACCACTAAAGGCTTCCCTTCACTCGCTGCCTTTGCATGATTATTATTGAGATAGCTAATTACATAGTTGATGTCAGAATGGTTTTTGATGACGAATCGTGGTTCCATTTTGACCTCGCAATAAAAAACCACCCGAGGGTGGCTTAAACCTTAGCAAACTTAAAATCACTTCTAGACGTGTAGATCTTTGCTATATGCCTTAAAGCTTCTTCCTCAGTATCAAACATCATTGAGAAGGTTTTGAATTGAATCTTTTTGCCATTTGAAAGAACTTGATATGTGTATTCATATTCTTCGAACTTGCGACCTGTTCTCTTTTCAAAATGCTGAAGGAAATAACTTAATTTTTCACCAAGCCAGTAAATTTGATTCTCTGGAATGAAGCGCAGTCGATCCCGTATTAACTCACGACAAAACGGATGTCGAACATGCTGATGGTTAGAGTTAATAATCCATTCAATCTCATCAAGGCGTTGCAGATATTCAATTAAACGACCAATTTCTTTAACTTCTTGTATGTCACTAAACTCACCAATTGGCGTTCTATATAGTGTCGGCGCATCAACCCAGTTATATTCTGGAACATCAATTTCTAGGCTAATTTTCATTAGAATTTACCATTGATTTATAGAGTTAAATTATACCATAACCACATGATTTAATTAGAAAACATCGTCTGGATTTGTATCTATTTTTAACATTAATTCGGTCTTTTCTAACCAACCATCAAATAGAGCTTCTGATTCTTGTCTTGTGCCTAATTGGTATGTGTCGAATAAGAAATGACACTTATGGCAGAGAGGCACTGTAAAAGCATCTGAAGCTTTTATCCCTTTACCCTTGCCATGCTTGCCAGAATTAGAATGAGCAGCTTGTGAGTGAGGATAGCCGCATCTAACGCAGGGTAATTTTCTTATTGCAGCAAGTCGCTTGTTATCTCTCATGCTTATACTATTCTTGCTGAGATCAGCATATTCAAAGTGTTTGCATCTTCAACACTCAGTTCTATTTGAAAATCTTTACCCAAGTTATTCATAAAGAATTTAAGGTTATTAGCAAGCTCATCAATATCTTTTTTCTTGTCGAGAATATTTGGGATTTTAAGTGAGCACTGTTCTGCATCACTGCTAATCAAATCTCTATAAGTAGGCTGCATTCGGAGGAAGTTTAAAACATCAGTGCCTGCAATTTCTTCAAGCTGTTTTGTGCTTAATAGATATTTCATTTTCAGTACCAAATAGATTTTTACGAATGTTCTTCACTTGTTCTTTGTGCCGCTTAATCTTTGCATCCACTTCAACCATTTCTTTCGCAGTCATCAAGCCACGTGAAAGGTTTTGAAGCTTTTCTATTTCTGCACATATTGCAACTAGGTTCTTCTTCGCTTCGATTGTGTCCATGTTCGCCACCCAATGCCTGTTTTAATACTGACAACTTGTAATGTGAATGTGGATTGTGAACACCAACAATACACTTATCTGTGTAAAATCCATGTGCCTTAAAGTGCTCGTTCCATTCATCTACAAAATAAACAGCTTCTTGGTGTGCGTTCTCAAGAATCTTTGTGATCCTCTTAGCGCCAAGCTTCTCTAAAAGTTTTTTAGCTTTCATAAAATCACCAAAAATAAGTGCTACTCAACAAAGCCTTTTAATATTTCAAGCAACTCTTTGGCTGCTTCTTTGCTAATAACAATGTCTGAATCTTTTTGATAAATAATTACTGTGCTTTCTTCTACTTCAACTTCTAACTTGAAGTATTTCTCTTGCTTGATATCGATGCTCATTTTTTAGAATCCTGTAAAAAATAAAAGCCCCGCCAATAACTAGTATTTGGCAGGGCTTCATGCGCCGTAATCCGTTCGGCAAAATTGAGAGGTGCCCCAACAAAGCACCTCTCGCGAGATTAATAAAACTTATTTGCGTGTATTCCACTGGCGAATAGCATAATTAACAACTGATCTTTCTTCATAAGCAGTGTCGTAATGAAAACTTTCATCCCAAGCGATCATCGCCCAAGCACTAGGGCCTTTTGATCCACAATCATGACACCATATGAAAGCATCCCATGCTATAGAGCCGTCTTCATCTGGTTTTCCATAATGTGAAGAATCTGTACAAATTGAATCAGATCCACAAAATGGGCAATTTAAAGGTTTTTCGTCTGGCCGTAATTCTAGTTTTTCTTGATCAGCGTGCCATGTATTGCCCATTTTTAATTCTCCAGAAACGCAAAAATCCCATCAACTCAATGACAGGCTTTAATCTAGTTTCGCCTTCTTGCTTATGTTGCAAGGGTTACTGCTAGGTAATTAGGTGAGAACCCTTGAGGCTTACAGACTATTTCACTCTAGGGCGTATTTAATCTCGTTCGGCGAAAGACGCTGTAAGAATCCATCACCTAGTGAATCACGTATAGAAAATCCACTCTAACACAAATTTAGCACTTCGCGTCTGGACAGTCAAGTGATTATCCTGCTCTCTCACTTTTAATGAATGAAGCCTGCCCGCGCATGTAAGCAATGCCACAACGAATATCTTGATCTACTGAAGCTTTGCTTATTCCGCGTCTAAGTGCAATTTCCCTCAATGAATATCCACTAACATAATGTGACCAAACTAGGTCCAACCACTCTTGAAGGACTTCACTTGCATTGTCTTTGATATCCAACCATAAGCGCTGAAAAGCACGAGCCTCATTGTCATTAATCAAACGCCCTGATTTCTTTGGAGTTGGCATACGCCCAATATATTCACCATCATTCATGTAGACATTCAATAGCCACTCACGTTGATCTTGAGTAAGCTTCTTATCAGGTGTTGTTTTAATAATGGTTAAGCGGTTATTTGGGCAAGCATCACACCATGCACCAAATGCTCGTAACCATCCTTCCAATGTACGTTCTTTCCAATTCACTGTTTGCATAATGTGATTTACTGCCGCATTCATACCGTCACCCTTACTTGCCGTATTTCTTAATATGAGTTCTAACTTTTTCTCTGTTGACTTCTCCGCTCGCTATCTGTTCATACATTTTTCTGGTCTGCCAAATGACATAAATAATGAGAAGGGGAGAAAATAAAATTCTCAGGATGATTAGAAGCAGCTTTAAAGAAGCTTCTGCATAGTCCTTGAGGTCACACCAATGATCTTCAAACCATCCCTTTAGAAAGAATCCTTGCCATTGGAGTGTGAGCTTTAATGCATCTACATCTACCTTTGATTTCATACCGTCACCTACTTACCAAATACCGTCATCAAAACTATTGCCACCATAAGTACCGAAAAGATAATTACTACTGCCTTGTTATGGTCCATCACGCCACCTTCTTCCCGTTCATTCCCCAGATCAACATGCCTGCGTCACGCTGTTCTTGATTTGTTCGACCTTGCCAGCCTGTAACCTTGTTAAACTGTTCTGCATTGAGCTTTGATTTAGTTGGCTTTACAAGTAAAACCGCTAGACCCAATGCTTGTGCTATTTCCGCCAACAAGATTCCAGTCGCATGATTCATCCCAACACGTCTAGCAATTTGCTCGTTCACTTGTCTTGAGTGACCACCACCTACTCTGAAATTGGCTTTCTTGTTCTCCCAGCCTGCTTCAATCACAACCTTCTTGATGCTGTCCTGTTCATTTCTGAATAGTTCAACCGTTTCTGGAAAAGTCAGATTTTTAAGTTGAAGATCACTACCAAGAATGGCAACTCCCGACTTTTCTAAGTCAGGATCGATGCCAATGATGATTTGAGCCTCTTTGAATGTGTTCATAGCTCAATCCTATGGTTGGTTAGGCTTGCACCTTTTGAGATGGCCTCTTCTGCTTTCTTGCGATGTTCATCGTATTGATCCCCCTTGAGCGCTTGCTCTAACTTCTTGCCAATCTCAAACATTGACCAGCTCTTTTGAAGGTCTGATGCAATAGACATAACATTTGCAATGATTAGACCTTGTTGATCCACCCGCTTTTGCAGCTCTGCCTTATCCTTTGCCAACTGAGCTTTAAAACCACACTCACGTTCATACGCTTCTGCAAACGTATCAACATCTTCATAAGCCTGTTTAAGTTTACCTTCCAGCTCCTCCACTTTCGCTTGCTGTGACTGCCATGCATTGGCCCATGCTTCCCATTTTTCGTTAAATGACTCCAAGCACATTGCATCAACTCTTCTTGAACCATTTGAAACATATCTTCCAAATTCCCCAAGAGTCACATCAAAGTCGACATCTGCTCTAAATAGCCCAATCCAGTACTTTTGCTTCTCAAACTCTTCTCTACACTTATCCATCTCAAACATCCTTTGATTTACACAGCGGACTGATGTGGTTTTCTATGTGGGAGTCGTCGCCCATGTCTTGATTCTCTTGCTTGATAGGCAAACTGTTTTGTGTATCGTTTTGGCATAAATTTGAAACACTACAATCACTTATTGCTTGATCGTTGCTTGATTCAATACGATGCCCTGCTGCCTTTTCTTGTGGCTCAGCATGTCTGAATTTGATTGATGAAAATGCCTGCCTGTAATCGTTAATCCCAAGAAATCTACCGCCATCTAAAACAGCTTCTACAGTGTAAATCTCTGTATCGTCTGATTTACTGTTTTGAAATACGACCTTATCCCCGACTTTAAACTCACTCATGGCTGGCTCCTTTTTCCACAACATCCAATTCAATGATTTTGTAAACCTTGCCTTTCACTTCAAAAGGCTGACCATTAGTTGCTTTCTCAACCCAACTGCCATACGAATACGCAAAGCCCCAAATAAAGCAGCATAAGCAGAAGAACAACGTAAACCAGATGATATTCATTCCCCGCCTCCGTATATTGATTCGTGGTCTTTGATGCATCCCTTCAAGTAACCCATCCCGTCTTTGGTTTTCGCAACTAGCTTTGCTTTTTCTATTCCACCGAACTGATCCACGATGCGGATGCTTTCCAACATCATTTTCAGGTCATTGATTTTTACTGGTTCAAAGCCACGCTTCTTGAAGTACTCGCCATCGTTATCAGTTAAGTTCCAAGCCTCATGAATGCCATTGTGAAATTCAAACTGTGGTTTTGTTCTGAAGTAGTAGCCATCTTGGAAGCTCTCAGCATTGCTAGGCGCCCCATCAACAACCTCTCTCGCCCTCTTTTCGCCAAACTCACGAATAAACTGTTCTGGTTTCATACCGCCTCCTTGTAACGTCTAGTCATGTTTATCTCCTAATCCGTTAGTTCTACTTCGTAATTGATTAAGGTGTGATAAACCTTGCTATCCAATTGATCTTTATAGAGATTGGCTACTCTTTTAATTTCCTTTTCTTTTTCATTCTTGTACCAGTAGAAAGCGTCCATCGCATTGTCAAACTTTTGGCACATTTTGTTGTGCCCATTAACTTTTAACTGAGCCTGAAACTTTCCTTTCCACTTGTTAAATGTCACACCAATTGGATAATCACCCCTTGCACTATCACTTTTGCAAAAAAGTAGATTTATTGCGGGAGGTACAAAACATGTAGTTTCATTTGAGTAATGCTTGTTTCCTTTAAAAAGAATGTCTTTGTCCAGCTGCCAACGTTCATTAAGACACTTATCAAAATTGGCTTTCCCTTGAATATCCTTTTCAAAATTTGAAAGGGTCAACCAATCCTCTGAACAAGTAACACCTTTGTATGCAGGTTGGCGTTTCTGGAAAGTTTCTGAATAGCAGCGCTGTATGACACCTGACCACAGGTAATACTCTTTAATTAACTTCCCATCTTTTCGAACAGGAGTGTTCCAGTCATTTATTCCAACCCCGAAGATCAACTTCTTTTCAAATCTCATTTTTGATCTCCTGTCATGGCTTCCTGCTTGAGCTGGTCTAGCATTTTCAGCTTTCTTAATTTCTCGTAGAGGTTCGCTGCTGCTCTTGTTTCTTTATTGCGAGTGCCGAGGTTGTAATCTCTGCGGAGCTTCATCATTGATGTGTAATCTACAAATTCGATCATGCTTTCAGCTCCCCTTTAACATTCAGGATGTCTTTTGCGTATTGAGTTGCCTTGTAATGATTTTTCCCAACACGTTCGAAATATTTCCATTCAACAAATTTTTGAAGATTGCTGTAGATGATTCCTCGATTGAAATCAAACACTGATTCCTTCACGTCTTTGACACTGAAAGGCGCTGATGCATGACAGCCAAACACGAGTAAGCTAAGCTGGTCATCAAAGTTCAATTTCTTTGTTCTATTTAAAGTTTTCATGCAGCCATTCCTTCTTCTCGAATAGTCACAAAACGGCAGATATCTAAGCGGTCCATAACTCGAACTACGCCTTTCTTGCCATGACGATTTTTAGCAACGATTAATTCGGTGACACCTGACGGTAGGTCGTCTTCACCAATGATTGGATTCGCTAGGATGATTTGGTCTGCATCTTGTTCGATCTGACCTGATTCTTTTAGATCTGATGCTTTAGGACGTTTCCCTTTCTCAGACTCACGATTAAGCTGCGCTAATGCTATAACTGGGCAATCAAACTCTTTAGCAAGTGCTTTTAAATCACGGCTAATTGAGCTCACTTCCTGGTAACGGTCTTTCTTACTTGGGTCACGAACCAATTGAAGGTAGTCAATTACGATGCATCCTAGTCTTTTGTATTTGCGCTTAGCTTTACGAGCCCAAGAATGTATTTCTGCAATTGTCGGCTTTTGCTTGTCTTCGATATGGATTGGCAAAGAACTGAACCGTCTTTGAGCATCTGCAAATTGAGCCAACATCCCATCAAATAATTCAGCGTTATGAATGTTGTCATAAGGAATTTTGGTTAATGCTGAGATACAGCGGTTTGTGAATGTCTCTACATCCATTTCGGCAGATACAACCAATACAGGCTCGTTGTATCGCACTGCTGTCTGAATAACTAACATTTGAGCTAGAGTTGATTTACCTGAACCAGGACGACCACCCACGATGCAGAAGTGTCCTTTTTGAATTAATCCAACAAGGTTATCCAGGTGAGTTAAGTTAAACTTTACGCCTGTGTACTGCTTGTTAGCTTTAGCCTCAGCCTTTTGGATTAAACGATCTGTAGCACGGTTCATAGCCTCTTCAAATGTGAAGCTAGTCTTTTCAACATCGTTTGAAGTTTTCTTTCCATCTAGGATGCTTTCAGCAGCAATGTGAACGTCAGGGATTGTTAGGTCTTTTGCAATCTCTGCAATGCTTTGCCCGATATGCTCAACTTCACGGTGTGCCTTAAACTTGTTTAGCTCAGCAACATAAGACTCCAGGTTGTAGAAGCTTGAAGGCGCTTCACTGCTCATTTGAAGCAGGTATTCGGAACCGCCCATCAAATGAATTACGTTCTTCTGCTTAAGCTGCTGCTCAACCATAACGAAGTCATACGGTTTGTTTTCATTCGCAAGGTCTGCAATTGCCTGAAAGATTTGCTTATGGCGTTCTGGAAAGAAACACTCAACATCAAGATCATTGCTTACAACGTCAAACGAGTTGTCCACAGTCATCAAAGCTGTAAGAACCGCTTGTTCCATTGGAATGTTATGAATATGCGACATTACCAATCCCCCATATCTACTTTGAGTTCAGAAGGATTGATGTTTTGTGCAATACCACTTGCTTGTTGGAATAAACGCTCTACGAGCTTGTAGTCACGCTTAACCCACTTCACAAAGTTTGAATACATCTGAGTGCTTGTAACTGCACCAGTGTGTATTTTGTTTTCATAGTGAGGATTGATTTCAAGAAGGAGTTGATCAACCTGGTCTTGAGATACTTTTGGTAATCCAGATCTTTGCATCCAAGAATTCAATTGTTGTAAATCTGGTTTCCAGATATTCAGAACTTCATCAACTGGATTTTCTTGTTGCTCACTTTCTTTTAAGTTTCTTTTCTTTTCTTTTACAGAGTGACATTTGATGCTACTAGTTCCAGTATCATTTGATGCTACTAGTCTAGGTACATTTGATGTAACTACTTTAGATGCACCAGTATCATTTGATGCTACTAGTCTAGGTACATTTGATGTAACTACTTTAGATGCACCAGTATCATTTGATGCTACTAGTTCTATAGATAATCTATCTTCAAAAGTCACTTCATAACTTGTAGCTTTACCCAAAGTTTTAGTGATTTTTACTAGGTTGTATTTCGCTAAATCAGACATCGCTTTTCTGACAGTTCTTTTGTCTTTAAAGCCCGCTAATTTAAGAATTAATGATTCACCAATAGCCTTGTTTTCTTCATGAAAGCCTTTGATTTGTCTATTAAGCAAAACTAGACATTTAATTGCTTCACCACTTAAAACAGCCAAATACCCCTCATCACAAACAAAGTTAGGCAATGGTGTGTACCCATCTTCTTTTTTGGACATGGCTTTTTGCTCAATTCTTTTTGCTGTGCTTGGGTGAATGTCTACATTCTCCAAAGGCAAAACTCTTAATGCACCCATCAAACACCTCGCAATACAAATGCAGCTAAATCAGCTTTTGCTTTAGCTAATGCCATAGAGTTTTCGAGAGTTCGATTAAGCACATAAGCCTCAACCGCTTTTTGAAACAAACTAATCTTCCGATTTAGTTCAATGTCTGCTAATATTGAATAGTTCATATGACTTACCTCGTTTGAACATTGAGCCTGAAGTCGACGATCAGGCTTTTTCTTTATATCCAAGCTCAAAACACATGCCGAAATCTTCAATGTCATCTTGAAAAAGATCGTCAATTGTTTGTTTGCTTTCCATCCACGCTTTTGACATCACAAAAAGCGCATTTAGTTTTTCCTCGCTAATCATTCGATATTTCTTGAGGACAGTCTTAAATCCAAGAATGTCCAACAGCACTAAACAGTTCTCAAGCTCAGTCAAGCCATTGGATTTTCTATCATTTTTCATTCGTGATAATGTGCTTGGATCAATCCCCAACTGTTCAGCAACCTGACTTTGATTGCTTGATGCAAGGGCTTGCAAAACTCTAGAAACTTCATTTCTAGCCCTTGCACTCAATTCGGTTGATACTTTGCTCATGGTTTAGTTCCTAAGCGGTTAATGCTTGGCTGCGGACATAATCGAAATCGACATCAGGACAAAGTTCATCACAAGGAACTTTCCCTTCACTTTCTTTATCAATTCGAATAGCTAATGCAGCACCACATTTTTTGTTGACATAAATAATTTGTTGAAGATTCCCTAAAGTCGTTAGGCATGCTTTTGCAAAGGCTTTTCGTTCTTCAACAGTCATCTTCGATAAGTAAGCTTTAAGCTGTTCTGTGTTTGAAGAAGACATAGTTATCTCCTTTAGTGATTTATTTAGTAAATACTAATTTTAAACACTAAACAAGTCAACAGATATTTAGCGAATACGAATTTACTTTTTACTAAAAACTATATGAAATAGAGCTTATGGATACTGTTGCAAGAAGACGCAGAAATCTGCGAAAAGCTATTGATGCTTTAATCGAATCTGGGAAATTTAAGAGTGATGCAGCTTTTTGCGAACATTACGACTTAAGTACGAGCCATATTTCACAAATGATTAATGGTCACGGTAGTTTTGGCGAGAGAGCTGCTAGGAACTTAGAGAAAAAAGTAGGCTGGCCTAATGGTTATTTAGATCTTGAAAACCAAGAAGATCAAAGCCCTATTGTGTCTGAAAGTAATGTTGGACCAACCAAGAATAACCTTCGAACAATTCCCCTATTAGATTATGTCCAAGCAGGTCTATTCCATGATGTTGGCTATGATGGAATAAACCCTATTGGAGAAAGCTACACAACATATCAAGGATATAAGCCAGAGTGCGTTTTCTCTCTTAAAGTTGAAGGAAATAGCATGTCACCAGAATTTAAGGCTGGCGATGAAATTGTTGTTGATGCATCTCTTGAACCTAAACCTGGATCGCTTGTAATTGCTCAAGAAGTCCAACATGGAATAGCAAGAACAACTTTCAAAAAGTACAGAGTGATTGGTATTAATGAATTTGGAGTTGATGTTGTTGAACTAGTACCACTAAACCCTGATTACCCAACCTACAACTCAACACAAATTGAAATATCAATTATTGGGGTTGTGGTGAGACACAATAGGGAAATAACTCATTAAAGGATTCGGGACACCTAATCCCGAATTGCAGCCTAGGAAGCTGCTAAAGGTGATCTAAAGATACGTTGCTCAGGGAGCAGGACAAGGTCCAGTGTCAATAGTGAGCTGACGCCCCTACGGTGTGCGCACACTTTCAGGGCAAGCGCTAGGCATAGCGCTATATAAGTTACCAATTATATTGGTAGGTGCCTACCAGCAATTACAAGGTTTATGCCATGTTTTTACTGGAACTGCGAACTAAGAATGGATTTAGATTAAAGATAAAAATCGACTTTTTATCGATATTCAAATTCTTCACTTGGTAAGCACCGAGGGGGAGGTTCGAACTCCCCCTCACCCTTATTTTTAAAAATACATAAACTGATAATTAATAGCAAATACCATGAGCAAAAAATACAAGCCACCGGAACTACACGAATATAGAGGCTTAACAAGCTCTGAGCAGACGGCAATACACCAAATGCTCATCTCCTATGTTCGTGAGGAAAATTGTCGCTTTAACATAATCATGTCTGGCAATGCAGAACCCTATAATCTGGTAAAACTAACTAGTATTAATTTTGAGAATGAAGCATCAGCAATTTGGGTTAATTTTGAAACCATCACAGGAGAGCAAATAGCTTTGCCCATTGGCTTTCTTTCAAGAATTGAGTTTTCAGGGCAGCAAGAAATTTAAACTGTGAACCCGACACAGTCTTTACAACAGATCGGGTGGAGAAATGTAATGACAGATAAAGTAGTTTTAAATGGACCATTGGAATTAAAAAATAACTCTGAAGCTCGTGTTGCTTATGAATTGATGGTATTAATCGCCAATAAGGAAGTTGGTTTTACTATGGCTCAAAATAAAAATGTAGCCGACGAACAGAAGTCTAGAGATTACTGGTTAAAACTTTATTCACAATGCCATAGCGTTGCTAGAGGAAATGAGCACGTTCCTCAGGAAAACTAGAATACTTTTTCTGAAATAGTTTTGATAGTGCTAACTATTTCATCAGGATCTGTGCAACCTTGTTGAATTAAAGCCAGGATAAGCTGGAATGCTTGTTCTTGATTCATAATAAACTCCATCTAACCCACCCCGTGTGGGTTTTCTTATTTTTAGTGTATACGAAATTTTTCACCAAATAAATTCACTAAAGTTCTTGACTAAATATTTAGTAAATACTAAATTATATCTCACCAACCAACAAAAAAGCCCCTAGCTTTCGACGGACAGGGACTTTTACTCAACAACGAGTGAGATAAGTATGACAGAAAAAGCATTAATAGCAAAGCTGATCAAGAATCAGAACCGCAAGCAGACCATTAGACACTCTAACTCTGGCTTGGTAATGGCAAGCGTATTTGTGATTCTAGCTTTCAGTGCCTTTGCCTTCTTTAAAGCAGATGCAGATCAAACCCAAAAGCATCAAGAGCATGTTTTAGTTCAGGTTGAGGGGGGTGAAGTGATGTCACATTTCAAACCTGGTCAATTAGCTGTTCTCGCAAATGATGATCAAAAATCAAATATTGGGAAAGTTGTTTCTTTAGTTAGATGGCATGAATCAAAACAAGACACATCAGGCAACACACACCATGACGTATGGGATGTTGATTGCAATGATGGCTTAGAAACCTCTACAGGCAACTACTCATATACAAATGTTTTTGTTTATGCAAAGGACTTGCAGCCTTTAGCTAAGGAGCCCTCTCATGGATAACTACAAAATCAAAGTTTGTCGTAATAGAGGTGTAGTCAAAACAAGGTTTGTTGAGGGCTTTGGCAAAAATTACATCGTTTCAAACTTGGGACAAGTATTTTCAGTCGCTCGTTCAGGAAACTGGAAGCTTAAGCAGTTAAAACCAAATGTTAATCACAAAGGATATAGCCGAGTAACTTTGAAGAATGGCGGGGAATGTAAAACACTAAGCTTACATAGAGTTGTTGCTCATGCATTCATTGAAAACCATTTAGGTAAAACTCAGGTAAATCATATAAACGGAATTAAATCCGACAATGACGTAGCAAATCTCGAATGGTGTACACCAAAGGAAAACATTCATCACGCCTTAAAGACCGGTTTAACAAAGGTTTCCTCTGGCGAGAAAAAGTCTCAATTAACTAATGAGGATGTCTTGCAGATAGTTTCTAGATATCACAATGGCGAAATGTTGAGAGAGATTTCTAAAGACTACCCCGTTTCTGAACAAACACTAAGTTCAATTGTTAATGGAAAGAGTTGGTCAAGCGTCACTGGCATCCAACACTCATATATCGGCAAGGGAGTTAAAAGATGTCAAATGAATTAAAAGACCCAGCATTGATTAGCGGTGCTGAGGCAAAGCTTGCGTGGGCTAATGGAGTTGATATTCAAATCAAGAATGTAAATTGTGTCAACTGGTATGACTTAGATGAGAGCAAATACAATCTTGATATTTTTGATAATGTTCGTGTTGATTTCCGCCTCAAACCCCAAACCATCAAGCTTGAACTTGAGCTGCCGAAGCCTTTTGAGCCGAATCTGGATGAAAACTATTGGTTTATAGATAGCACAGAAGAGAAAGGTTACAGACTAACTCGCTTTGACAACGATGAAAATGATCAGGACGTTATGCAATTCGGAGCATGGCGCACCGAAGTCGAGATCAAGCAAGTCGTAGAGCAACTCAGAAAGATACGAGGTACTAACTCATGAATATGTTAGCCAATATCTCGTTTGATGCTGCGGTATTCACAAGCCTTGAAGTGATGAATGTAGGTGTTGAGGATGGCGTTATTCAGTTCTCTTTATCTATTCAAAACGCTGAGCACATCTACATCGTTGCGAGTGTCAAAGGAATTGAGAAAAACGACACTTTCGAATATGGCGAAGGCTTGGACTATCAAGACTGGAAAGATGTGAATTACACAAGAATGACAGTCGATTCAAGTAGCCGACCACATGTCGATGACTTTGATTATGTCGATGCAATCGAAGGTATGCCCTTTGCCCTAACTTCTACTCAAATTCAAAAGCTGAATGAGTATTTAGAAGAACTGGCAAGAGAAGAAAAAATTTCAGAGTTGAGAGGTGGGTGATGGAGTGGATTAGTGTTGATGAACGTATGCCTGAGTTGGATGTTTTGGTTTTAATTTTCAATCCATTCACTCATGAAACTATGCATACAGCAAAGTTAGTAGAAATTGAAGGTGAAGAATGGTGGTTCTTTGAAAGTGATGATGACTACCTAGATCCACAATATACATCCCACTGGATGCCACTACCAGAACCACCAAAGAATTAGGAGAAGATTATGAATGCGCCAGTGCAACACTCAGGACAGAACCCTTTTGCAGTAGCTGCTCCTACTACTCAAGCAATGTCTACAGTTCAATCTGATAGTCAACGTGCAATTGCAGAGGTTCAAGCAGCTTTAGTTATTGCTAAACAGTTTCCACGCAATCCAATTGAAGCTTATGACCGGATTATGAACGCTTGCCAGCGTCCAGGTTTAGCTCAATCGGCTGTTTATTCTTATGCTCGTGGTGGTAGTTCGGTAACTGGTCCATCAATTCGACTTGCGGAAATGCTTGCTCAGAATTGGGGGAATATTCAGTACGGTATCCGTGAATTATCTTCTGAAAATGGCGAATCAACGGTTGAAGCTTTTGCTTGGGATGTAGAGACAAACACCCGTCAAACAAAGGTATTTCAGGTTCCACATATACGCTACACACGCAATGGATCTAAAAAATTAACAGATCCACGCGATATTTATGAATTGGTTGCAAATAATGGCGCTCGTCGTCTTCGTGCATGCATCTTAGGTGTAATACCCGGTGATGTAATTGATGATGCAGTTAATCAGTGTGAAAAGACAATCCATGCAAGTGCTGATACTTCACCAGAAGCTGTACAAAAACTTGTTGTTGCCTTTGAGCAATTTAACGTCACCAAGAAAGACATTGAAGATTACATTCAGCGTCGTCTTGATGCTATTACAGCAGCCAATATCGTTGCGCTTCGCAAGATTTTCACTAGCTTACGTGATGGCATGAGTTCACCTAAAGACTGGTTTAAAAATGTCACTGTGAAGGAAGTTGGAGAAGTTCAGGAAGTTAAACCAACTGTACCAGACAACGAGTTCCCGGTTCTCTTAGAGCAAATCAAAGCCGATGCAGTTACTAAAGAATATGTATTAGAAGGCTATGCACTTACTAATGCACAAAGAGCTGAGGTAAATGCACTATGAAGCTATTCCGATGCTCAAGCCTTCATAAGCTTGTAGGCGACCCTAAAACTAAAGGCTCAGTTCTTAGCGATACAGCTAAGACTGAGATTAGAACAATCGTTAAGGAGGACTTGACCACGTTCAAGTCTTTCAAAGGCAACCAGTACACGGCTAAAGGTAATGCGCTTGAAGAAATCGCAATTAGCCTGTCTGGTAAGGTTCGTTTTCGTCAATACTTAAAACATCAAGGCCGTTTGGAAAATGAACTAATCACTGGTGAATGTGACATTCTTGACCTAAATAACAAGTTGATCATCGACACTAAATGTACTTGGGATATTGGTACTCATCCCTTCTTTCAAGATGAAGCAGAAGAAAAGGCAAAGAAAGCCGGTTATGACTGGCAGATGCAAGGCTACATGTGGCTTTACGACTGTGAACAAGCAATGGTTGATTTCTGGCTACTCCCTTGCCCTGTCGAGCTTACAAATGATTGGGATGACCGAGAACAGCTAATTGATTTAGTTGAGCGTATCGATCTTAGAGAACGTTTAACAACTGTCACCTACAAACGTGACGAAGCAATGATCCAGAAGATCAAAGACAAAATTCCACATGCTCAAGAGTACTACGCAAAGTTATATCAAGAGCGCATTAAGGCAAAGGTGGCAGCATGAAACAAATCGAATTAAACACAATTAGCGGTACTTCTGACCAGATCGCAGAAGAGATTTTTAAGAAAATTATTGGGCCTATGGTTGATGAAATGAATAGCCAAGATAAAGACTCAGCAAAGGTTTTCACATTCTCAGTAATGTGGCTTGGTATGGCTTTATATGCTGCTCAATTTGAACCGCACAATGCCAAGAAAACAATTCAATTCAGTGTTGATCAGTTCATGGCAACGTTTGACAAATTCAGCAAAAGACCGAGCTAAGGAGCAGCAGCATGACAGATTTGAATAAAGAAGGCAAAGTCAATCTAAGCTTTGAGCAAGACAATGGTGCTGTTTGGGTATTTGCAGGTGATAGTCAATTTGGCACCGAAATCAGCCATTTAATGATGATGCATGCAGATGAATATAGCGAAGATGAATTACGTGTTATTTGTCACCATGCAGCATGTGAAATTGACAGACTTAGAGCAGAGCTAGAAAAAGCCAAAGCTCAGGCGGTGCCAGAATGGATCTCAGTTGAAGTTCAAATGCCTGAATCATTACGAAATGTGCTTGTTTTGTTAGATGCAAACCCAGCTAAAAACCAAAACCAAATGGTTGCTCATTTTATTCCTAAGTTCACTGAAGAGTATCACGGTGATAATGATTGGTATGACTATGACGAAGATCGCGGCTGCGGTTATGTCAAAGAAGGATGGTATGCAAATACAGCTTACATTGGTGATGAGTATTCTAGTTATTTTATTGAGGAAAAAGTAACTCATTGGAAGCCACTAAAAGAAGCAAGCGAATCGGGAGCTGAACAATGAGCATAACACTTAGCGGTCATCAACTAAAAAGCCTTCTCGAATTTGTAAATCCAGATGGTGAGAAAGATTTAGATCAACTTGAAACTGAACTAACTATTAAATTTTTTGAAGATGGGCACAGTGGCAAAGGCTATTACTTTTGGATGACCGAATATCCAGAGGAAGGCAGCATGTTGTTGGATGTTGAATCGGGAGCTGAGGGATGAGTGAAAAATACAGTTTTCTATTATTGGTTATGGCTATTTTTGGAATTGCATTAGTACGAACTGGTAAATATACCGATAGTTTTGTATATGCAGTTTCAATAGCTTATCTGGTGCTTTTTGTTCTGACTCACTTCAAGCCGATCGTTATCAATAACAATGATTTTTCAGGCTCAAAAGTGAGTTTGGAAGTAGATAAAGAAAGCGGAAAGTAAGGAGGGGTGAAATGACAGCGATTGCAAATATTGGTAGTAACTTTGTTGTAGCGTTACCACCTTCAGATATTTGGCTAAATGATTCTCAAGCTGCTGAGTTCTTGGGATATCGAGATGTACACTTTAAGGCAGCGGTTTGCTGCCTACCAACCTTCCCTAAACCGCGCTATGTTATTAAGTGCGGTCAAGGAAGACGCTGGAACTTGGCAGAGCTATCAAACTGGTTGAATGAACAATCAGATGATGAGCCAAAGAAAGGAAGACCACGCAAACGGGGCTAATCTAGCCTCGTTGCAATTTCACTTGCAGTAGCATTGTAATAGACCATCAAGCTTCTTAAGTCTTTATGCCCAATCATACGGGCCAAGTCTAAAACTTCTAATTTCCTTGCAAGGCGTGTACAAGCCTCATGGCGTGTATCATGGAAATGCAAATCAGTGATTTGACATCTATCTCTTAATTTACGCCAAAGCGTATCAAAGCTTTGGGAATTACAAGTAAAGACCTGCTTTTTATCAAGACCTTTTAATAAAGTAAGCAACTCAACTGCACGCTTAGATAGTGGTACATTTCGTTTAGTACCATTCTTTGTTTCATTTAAAACTAAATATCTATCTTTTAAATAAACACGATCCCAAGTCAAGCCAACAATCTCACCAGCACGCATTGCCGTTTCAATTGCAAAGAGAAAGGCAATTATAATTTGCTGAGTTGAGTTTACTGGTACATTGTTATCCCAATTTGCTGCAAGACATAATCTATCAATCTCATCCTGAGCAATTCGTCTATCTCGGTGCTTTGATGGTGGCGGTAAAGTCAAGTCGGCCATTGGAGACTCTTTAATCCACTTCCATTCTTTCCGGGCAACAGTAAATAAAGAAGCTAAAATATTTGCTTCACGCCGGACAGTAGCACCCTGCACTTCTTTTAATCGGGAGTCGCGCCATTGCACTAAATCGTCAGTTGTGACTTTGGCCAATTGCTTTTGACATAGCTTTTTATACTCACGCTTGAAGAAAGCCATTCGCTTGACTTCATTCTCATGAGTTTTCTTTTTAACACTCACTTCACTTAAGTAGCGTTCAATAGCTTCTAAAAAAGAGTGATCTGGTAATTTGCCATGCGATTGTTCGCGTAACTGAGTCTCGCGTTTAGATGCCCAAGCTCGTGCCTGTGCTTTTGTATCAAAGGTTGAACTTTCGCGAATTCCGTTTACACTTATCTCGGCTCGCCATGTATTGTTGCGTTGTCTAAATGAAGCCAT